CAGTAAATTCATGCAAAGCGATTTTTTGAGATTTTGGGTAACCGTTTGCCAAAAATAGTGGTTTACCTGCGGTTTTGCAAAATTGTCCCAAAATGTCTATGCAAGAAAAGCGGCAATAACTGCATAATGGCAGGTAAAACAGGCGCTAGTTTGGCATGGTGGTTTTCGACAGGCTTTCAACAAAGAACTTTCTACACCAAAAGAGTTTTCTACAAAGGTGCTATGAGTTTTCAACAGCATTTGGCGGGGTGAAGGACGATGGATAGGGAAAAGCGGCGCGCGGAACTGCTCAAGACGTTTGCCGACGTTGACGGCGTTAACGTTGTCATGGGTCCTATGGTTGATGACATGGTTTTTCTTGAGGAACGACTAGCAGAGTTGCGGCAACTGCCATTCATTCGCGTCAATCCAAACAATCAAGCACAGCAAAAGCCAACGGCGGCGGCACGTCAATACAAGGAACTTTTGCAACAGTACAACAATTGCATCAAGATCATTGCAGGTGCTATCAAGAACACGAGCGCGGACGATGAAAGCCCCTTGCGCACGTTTCTTAGGAGCGTTGCCAATGGTAACTAACAAGGCGCTTGAGGACACATGGCTATACCAATACAAGGCGGCGATAGACGCGGGCGAGATCATCGCGGGCGATGACATGCGCACGGAACTAGACAACTTGCTAGCGGACATGACACGACATGAATATGTTTATGACACAAGCAAGGCGGACTTACGCATACGCTTCATGGAAACATGCTGCAAGCTAACCAAATCACCGTTTTACGGTATGCCATTTCTGCTACTTCTTTGGCAGAAAGCCTATATAGAAGCGCTATTCTCTTTCAAGATGCAGACTCTTGATAGTGGCGCGCGTTGGGTTGATAGATTCGTTGAAAGTCTCTTGCTTATCACGCGCAAGGGCGGCAAGACGGAATTTGTGGGCGGTCTAGGGTTTACGGAAATGGTTCTAGGTAATCCCGGTAGTGACATTGTTTGTAGCGGCATGGATGACGGAACGGCGGCACTTGCATTCAAGGCTATTGACACTATGAGGGTACAGGCGGACCCAAAGAACAAGGACACATGGCGCAATCAAGAGGGCCTTACCTGCTTTGCGACCAACAGCCACATTTACCGCTTGAGCGATTCGACGCGACAGCGCGAGGGGCGCAACGTTGACTTTTGCACCATTGACGAGGTTTGGAGCCTAGACAAGAACAGCGACATTTTCACCGTCATTCAACAGTCAACGTCTGTAAAGGACGAATACAAGATCATCATGCTAGGTAGTGAGGGTTTCGTTGACGGCGGGCTACTTGATGAAAAGCGCGAGGAATATACGAAGATCATCTATGGAGAGGATGACAGCGACGCGGGAAAGCGAAAGTTGCCTTGGCTTTACACTCAAGATGACGAACGCGAGGTTTGGGACACGGACGAAAGCGGCATTTCCCGTGCGTGGGAAAAGTCTAACCCTAGCATTGGCAGCGTTAAGAAATGGTCCTATCTCAAAGAGCGCGTAGAGGAAGCGCGCAAGAGCAAGAGCAAGCGGGCCTTTGTGCTTGCTAAGGACTTCAATTTCAAAGTCTCTAGCGCTAGCAGTTGGCTATCGGTTGACATGCTAGACACAGACTCACGCTTTGACCTTGAGGAATTCAGGGGCGCTATCGGTTTGGGCGGCGTTGACCTTGCGGAAACGACAGACCTTTGCAGTGCTAAGGCGCTATTCATGCGCAAGGGCGATAAAAGAAAGTATGTTCACAGCATGTATTGGATACCGGAAAGCAAGCTAGAGCAGAGCAGCGACAGCGACGCGGGCGCGGAATACGTGCGTTGGGCAAAAGAGGGCTTAATAAGGATTGTTGAGGGAAACGAAGTCGATACGGCTTTGGTGGCGGATTGGTTCGCGGAACTCTATAGGGAATATGGCATAAGGCCCTACAAGATAGGCTATGACCAGCGCTTTGCAAAGCCATTCACTCAAAGGATGGATGATTACGGCTTCGATGCGGAAATGGTCTACCAGACGCGGTACGTGCTTTCCCCGCCCATGCGACTTGTCGAAGCAGATCTAAACGACGGGCTAATCAATTACAATGGCAACGAACTAGACAATTGGTGTTTGGGTAATGTTAGCTGCAAGCTATTTGACACGGGGCTAATGATGCCCATAAAGCCAAAGGGACAACCACACAGGCGCATTGACGGCGCGTTGTCGCTTATAATGGCCTATGAAATGCTTAGACGGTACCGCACAGACTTTATTGGCGCTATGGGGTGATATGACAAATGGGTATGCTTGACTTTTTCTCTAAGTGGAGAAAGCAGCGGACTAATGAGCGCTACGTTAACATGCTCAACGGCACGGCACCTATATTCTCACAATTCGGCGAGGATATCTATGCTAGCGACGTTGTACAGCAATGCATCTATGTGATCGTTACCGAAATGAAGAAGCTAAGGCCAATGCACGTAAGGCGCGCGGGCCTTGACTACGGGCCGGTTTCTGATTCGGGCGTACAAAAGGTGCTTGAGAATCCTAACTACCTTATGACCAAAAGCGACCTGCTAGAAAAAATCACGTGGCAGGTAATTTTGAACTACAACGCCTTTATCTATATGGAGCGTGACAAGGCGGGCAACCTTTCGGCGCTTTGGCCTTTGGCACCTACACAGGTGACGTTTCTTGAGGACGGCGGCGGGCGCTTGTTCGTTGACATGCTCTTTAGGAACGGGCAAAACTATGTCATTCCCTATGATTCGGTAATCCACATCAAGACGCATTACAGCGTGAATGACTTCATGGGCGGTGACGAAACGGGCCAGCCTAACAACGCGGCGCTACTCAACACGCTTGACCTAAACAATATCATGTTGCAGGGCGTGCGAAAGGCACTCAAGAGCAGCTTTGCCATTAACGGCATCGTCAAATACAATACGATGTTGGATGACGGAAAAATGGCTGCTAATATCGCAGACTTTGAGCAAAAACTAGCCAACTCACAAAGCGGCATCTTACCCCTTGACAACAAATCAGAGGTTGTGCAATTCAAGCGCGATATCAAGATAGTCGATACCGACACGCTCAAATTTATTGATGACAAGATCTTGCGGCACTTTGGAGTCCCCATTGCAATTCTTGAAGGTGACTACAGCACAGAAACCTATGAAGCCTTTTATAACAGGGTGCTTGAGCCTTTGATCATCAACTATAGCGAAGCATTCACGAAGGGCATTTTCAGCCAAAGGGCAATTCAGGGATTCGACAACCACATATATTTCTATCCAAAGGAACTTGTTTTCATGTCAACGGCTCAAGTGCTGCAAATGGTGCATGAGTTGGGACAGACGGGGACGCTTTACGAGAATGAAAAGCGTATGGCCTTTGGCCTTGAGCCTATCGAAGAACTGCAAGGCGTGCGGCTTATGTCGCTTAACTATGTCAACGTGGATGACGCGCGGCTCTATCAGGTTGGCACGGACGATAGCGACAATGGCGGTAGTGGTGACGTGGGCTATAATGATGATTTGGGAAACGATTACGCACAGGAAGCGGGGGCGTAGGCAATGAGCAAGCGCGACAACATGGAACAGCGGTCTTATTCTTTTGAGATTCGCGCGGACGATAGCGAAAACGGCGCAATCATCACGGGCCGTCCCATCGTCTATGAGTCTAAGACGAATATTGGGCCTTTTGACGAGATCATCAGGCGCGGTGCGCTTGACGGCACCAACCTTAAGGATGTGCGCTTTCTCGTGAATCACGACTTCTCGCGCATACCACTTGCACGGTCTAGGAACAACAATGAGAATTCGACCATGCAGCTTATACCGGATGCGGACGGACTTTCCATCCGCGTTAGGCTTGACGTTGAGAACAACAGCGAAGCGCGCGCACTCTATAGCGCGGTCAAGCGCGGTGACATTAGCGGAATGTCATTTCTCTTCGGCGTGAAGGATGACGAATGGGCCGACATTGAGAGCGAACATCCAACGCGGACCATCAAGAAGATTGCAGAGGTTCTAGAGGTTTCGGCGGTGACTTTCCCCGCCTATGAAGCAACAGACATACAGGCTAGGAGCGCTAGCGCGTTGGACAGCGCGCGGGCGCGGGCGGCGTTGGACAACGCCAATAGCAAGGCACCGGACGGCGCTAGCAGCACCACGGATTATTGGGCAGATGTTATGATTGATCTTTACAACTAGGAGTGATTGACATGCACAAGAACAACGTTAAGAAGATTCAGGCCCTTATCAAGTCTAAGCAGGAGCAGGAGCAGCGCCTTAACGAGTCCCTTATCAATGAGGACGTCAAGGAGAAGCGCGCGGCTATTGGTGATACCCTGCGTGCGCTGCATGACGAGATCGACGCGCTTATGGAAATGGCGCGCGACGAGGGCAAGGACGAGGGCGAGGACGATAACGCCAATGATGACGGCAACGGGCCGCGCGAGGACAACGGCAATGAGGGCCGCTCTTTCAAGCCCATTGCAACCTATGGCGCTAAGTCCATTGAGCAGCGCGGCGCGGTTGATAACGACTTCACTAACACGATGGAGTATCGCACGGCTTTCAAGCACTTTGTAGCCACGGGCGAGAAGACCAACTTTGAGGGCCGACAGGACGCTAACACTCTTACCACGGACGTTGCCAGCGTCATTCCCACCGTGGTTATGAACCGCATTATTGAGGGCCTTACCGTTTCCGGTATGATTCTGCCAGAGGTCACGCGCACGGCATATGCGGCGGGCCTTGTCATTCCCACCAGCAGCGTTAAGCCGGTTGCCACGTGGGTTAACGAGGGTGCAAGCAGCGACCGACAGAAGAAGACCACGGGCCAGATCACGTTTAGCCATTTCAAGCTGCGTTGTGAGATCTCTATGAGCGCAGAGGTTGACGCTATGGCGGTCAGCGCCTTTGAGACGGCTTTCGTTGCCAACGTCATTGACGCTATGACGGTTGCCCTTGAGACGGCTATTATTGGCGGCACCGGCACGGGCCAGCCTACCGGCATCATGTCGCAGACTGTTCCCACGGGCCAGACCATCACGCTTGCGGGTGCAACGCCCACCTATGCGGAACTTTGCGACGCGGAGGCGGCACTCCCCATCGAGTATGACAATACCGCTAAGTGGTTCATGACAAAGGCGCAGTTTATGGCCTTTGTCGGTATGGTCGATGACAACGGGCAGCCTATCGCGCGCGTTGACTACGGCATTGAGAATAGGCCGGTTCGTCGTCTGCTTGGGCGCGAGGTCATCGTCCATCCCTACGGCGCGGCTATGGGCGCTAAGGTTGTCGCGGGCATCTATGATTTCCGTGATTATGTCCTTAACACCATCTATGACCTTGGTATTCAGCGTCATCAGGATTGGGACACGGAGGACTATCTCACTAAGGCGGTCATGTCTGTTGACGGCAAGCCGGTTTCCAACGCTTCACTTGTCGTTGTGAAGACGGCTTAGAGACTCTAAGGGACGGTGGACGGTATGCCCGCATTCGACATGCTAGCAACGGTAAAGGCGGCACTAGGCATCACAGGCAGTTACCTTGACGCTACGATCAGCCTTTACATTGCAGAGGTTAACGAATACTTGACGGATGCGGGCGTGCCGTCTGCCATTGTCGGAACGGAACAGACGGCGGGCGTTGTCTCGCGCGGCGTTGCCGACCTTTGGAACTATGGCGGCGGCGCGGGCGTGCTTTCGCCCTACTTCTATGAGCGCGTCATACAGCTTGCAAGCGTTGCGGCTACCGACACAGCCACGGGGGGCGGGGACTGATGCCATACAGGACGGCGGCACCTTTCAACGTGGCTTTCAAGTTGCTTGTTCCCACGGTTACCAACGTGCGCGGGGCGCGCGTTAAGGAGTATCCCGCACCGGATGACGTTAGCGACGTGCGCTTTTGCAGCTTTCGCACTTTCGGCGGCACGGAACGCATGTCAAACGAGGTCTACACCATTGAGGACACGGCAACGCTAAACACGTGGTATGACCCTACCATCACGGCGGATTGTCGCGTCTACGTTTGCGACACGGACAAGACCTATGAGATAGTAGGCACACCGGAAAACATAGATATGCGCAACCAATACATGTCAATCAAGGTGCGCGCGATTGGCGGCGGGGCCTAATGGCTAGAATGTCGCTAACGTTCAAAGGCTTTGAGGAATTGGCCTACCAGATTGACAAGGCCGAAAAGGATCTAAAAGGCGCGGTCGATGAAGCCTTGACGGAAACGCAAAGCATCATTCAGAGCAACACGCGACAGGCGGCGGCAAAGTACACCAAAGGCGGTACGCCTTATAGCACGGGCCGAATGTTGGCGGCGGTCAAGGACGAAACGGGGCCAGAGTGGAGCGGAACCATTGCAAGCGTTGGTGTTGGTTTCGACTTGAGCAAGGCGGGCGGCTATCACTCAATATTCGTCATGTATGGTACGCCACGAATGAGCAAGGATGTTAAGCTATACAACGCTATCCGTGGCGCGCGGACGAAACAAGAGGTTGCGCGCGTGCAAGAGGAAATCATGCAACGTCATTTGCAGCTTTAGGGGGGATAGGCAATGGATACGCTAAACAGGCTATATGAAGTGTTGGCGGGCTTTGGCTATCCCGTCTTTCTGCAAGGCTCAATGTCGGACGATGAATCCTATCCAGACGCATTCTATACGTACTACAACAACAACACTACGGGCGCGCTTTACTATGATAACGTGGAAAAGGCGAACGTTTGGGACTTTGACGTAAACGCCTACGCGGCAAGTCCCGACACGGCACAGGAAATGTTGCTTAACGCTCGTGATGCGCTAAGGGCAAGCGGCTTTATTTGTGCGGGCGCGGGCTACGATATAATTAGTGACGAGCCTACGCACACGGGGCGGGGCATCAACGCGACATATTACGAGAGGGTGAATTGACATGGGTAGGAAGCTTGACGCGCTAAATGGGGTTGCAAACGATCTTGGGGCTAACGACGATGCAACCAGCGTGCTTGAAGCGCTTAACAACATCATTGAATATAAAGACATGGAGCCGGTGGAAAGCATTCCAGACGCAATAACGGCTTTGGGCACTCTTATTAAGGGCAGATAGAAGTAACGAAAAAGAGAGGGTGACGCAAGATGAGCAAGTTTTACGATGATTTCAGGGGCGTTTCTAACCTTGTCGGCGCGCTTGTCACGCAGGATGACAGCGAGGGATACGCCACGGGCGAGATTTTCGACATCATCCCCGTTGCAGAGATCAGCAAGTCAACTGAAGCTAGCAGCGCTTCTAAGTATTATGACAACATCCCCGCAATTGTTATCAATTCGGAGGGTAGCGACGAAATCAGCATCACCGGTGCTTCTATCCCGCTTGACGTGCTTTCTAAGATCACCGGCAAGGAGATTGACGCTACCAGCGGCGTTTACATCGACGGTCCAGCGGTCCCGCCTTACATGGCTATTGGCTACCAGTACGAGTTGACCAGCGGTGACACCGTGGTTTATTGGCGGCTCAAGGGCAAGTTTACCATTCCCGACGTTTCAAGCGCTACGCAGGATGACGGCACCGATTCCAGCGGGCAGGAACTTACCTATACCGGCGTTAACACCAACCACGTCTTTACTAAGACCGGCAAGACGGCAAAGGGCATCGTTGCCGATTCGCGTTTCTCCACCTTTGACGCGGCAACCGTCCTTGCCACGGTCCACACACCGGACGTTCTTACGGGCATTACGGCTAAGGTCTAGCGGCACCAAACACAAAGGGGGCATCATCAATGCAGCTTAACGTTTACAGGCACGACGAAAGCGGGCGCGTATCGCAGACGGACGTTGAAAAGACGGTTACGGCAAGCCCTTACGATCTCTTCTTTGGCACCGTTGAGGATATCTTGCGCCTATTGGACGCGGTAGGCGAGGACGCGGACGCGGACACCATCGTTAGGGTTGTGCGTGAGAATTGGGACAATTTCAAGGTGCTTTTGCTTGACGTTTTCCCCGATCTTACGGCGGATGACCTGCGATATGTCAAGGTGCGTGAACTTGTTCCCGTTCTTGTCGAACTGTTCAGGTACGTTGCCGAAAGCGTAAAGGGCAACGGCTCAAAAAACAGGTAGGGGGTAGCGCCGACAGCGGCGCTACCCTTACCCTTTATCAACTCATGTTTGATATGACTGATAACCTTTGCAAGAGGTATCCGTCTCTATCGCCTTTCACCGTGCGCAGGGAACGCGCGGGAGAGGTTTTCTTACTAGTCAACAGGCTTAATGACAAGGTTGCGCGCGAGGATGACGGCGCACAAGCGACGGGCGCGCCTATCTCGCGTGGTAACATTAGACGCGACGCAAAGGGGAACATACACATTCGCAGACGGGCAAGCGACGATAACATATTCTAGGGGTGCATACTATGGCGCGCGATAACGAAAGTACGATGCAATGGAAACTTGACATTGCGGACCTTAAAAAGAACATGACGGACGCGCGCAACCAGATAAAGTTAGCGAACGCGGAATTCAAGAACGCTACGGCGGGTATGGGCAAGTGGAGTGACAGCGCTACCGGCGTTGCGGCTAAGACAAGGCAGCTTCAATCGGTCTTGGGTAGCCAAAGGACGATTCTTGAAGACCTAAAGAAGCAATATGCGCTTGTCTCGCAGGAAATGGGCGAGACAAGCCCACAGGCCCAACGGCTCAAGGTTCAGATAGAGAATCAGGAAGCGGCCGTAAAGAAGACTGAAAGCCAGCTTGAGGGCTATAACGACAGGCTAGAGGAACTACAGTCGCAGGAAAAAGAAGCAAACACGGAGTTTGGCAAGCTTACCAGCACGATTGACGAGCAGGAAAAGCAGCTTTCAGATCTCAAGGATGAATACGCTAAGGCCGCTATCAACTTTGGCGAGAACAGCGACGAAGCAAAGGACCTTGCAAGGCAGATTGGCGATTTGTCGGGGGACTTGCAGGAAAACAAGGCCAAACTAGAGGGCGCGCAGGACGCGGCGGAAAGTTTCGACAAGTCACTAGAGGACGTTAACCAAAGTGCCGGTGACACAGGCGGAATCGACGCTATGAAGGTTGCCTTGGGCAATCTTATTTCACAGGGCATTCAAGCGGCTATTCAGGGATTCAAGGATCTAGCGCAAGCATCATATGACGCATGGGCGGCATATGACGAGGGCGCGGACACGATCATAGCGGCAACGGGCGCAACGGGTGACGCGGCGGATGACTTAATGAACGCCTATAGCGGCGTTGCGGGCAGCATTGTTGCGGACTTTACCGACATTGGCACGGCGGTTGGCGAGGTTAGCACACGTTTTGGCTTGACCGGTGACGCGCTGCAAGGTCTTTCAGAGGACTTCTTGAGGTTCGCACAGCTTAACGGCGTTGACGTTAAGACGGCGATAGATTCGTCACAGGCTGCAATGGCGGCATGGGGCATCGAAGCACAGGACGCGGGCCTAATGCTTGACACGCTCAACGCGGCCGGACAGGCCACGGGCATTAGCGTTGACAAGCTAGCGGAATCAATGGTCACCAATGCACCGGCCTTGCAGGAAATGGGCTACAGCGCTAGCGACGCGGCTATGTTTCTCGCAAACCTTGAAAAGAACGGCGTTGATGCGTCATCGACGCTAGCGGGCATGAAAAGGGCCCTTGCGAATGCGGCGGCGGAGGGCAAGCCCATGTCGCAAGCAATGCAGGAAATGGAAGACAGCATCAGGAATGCGGGAAGCAGCACGGAAGCTATCACGCTAGCAACTGAACTTTTCGGAACAAAGGCGGGCGCTTCAATCGCAAACGCGGTACGAGACGGTAACTTGTCATTTGCCGAATTGGGTACTGCTATGTCGGACTTTGAGGGAAACGTTAATCAGACGTTTGAAAACACGCTTGACGCACCGGATAAGTTGGCTCTTGCAATGCAGGGCGTGCGCGTTGAGTTGGCGGACATGGCGGGGCAACTCATGGAGGAATTCGGGCCACAGATTGAGGAAGCTTTCGCCTATGTTGAAGATACCCTAATTCCGACGCTCAAGGACGCTATCACATGGGCTATGAATAACCTACCGAATATCGCGTCTGCCATTGCGGGAATCGGTACGGCTATGGCGGCTATGAAGGTTGTTAGCATGGTTACAGGAGCGGTTGAAGCTTTCAAGGCTTGGAAGGTTGCAACGGACGGCATGACGCTTTCACAAAAGTTGCTCAACGCGGCGCAAATGGCAAGCCCAATAGGGCTTGTCGTGGGGCTTATCGCGGGCCTTGTCGCGGCTCTTGTCGTGCTTTGGAACACCAATGAGGATTTCCGAAACAAGGTTATTGAGGTTTGGGGCAACGTTAAAGAGTTTGTCGGTGGCGTGGTTGACGCTATCAATGTCTTTTTTACAGAGACGATACCCAACGCAATTTTAAGCATGGTAGATTGGTTCGCGCAGATACCGGTTAAGGTGGGCGCTTTCCTATCCGCTGTAATTGCAAAGGTCAAGGCATGGGCAACGCAGATGGGCGCTAGTGCTCTTGCGGCGGCGCGTGGCTTTCTTAACAACGTCATAACCTTTGTTTCGCAGGTGCCAACGCGCATAGGCGCTTTCTTGTCTAGCGCGATTTCCCGCGTTGCGTCATGGGCGGGCCAGCTTGCAAGCAGGGGGCGCGCGGCTGCTCAATCGCTCTTGAATGCGGTTGTTGGCACCGTGCGCGAGATCCCTGGTAGGGTTGCGGACGTTGGCATGAATCTAGTGCGCGGAATTTGGAACGGCATTTCAAATGGCCTTGGATGGATCAAGGGAAAGATAAGCGGTTGGGTTGGCAATGTCACTAGCTTTATTAAGAATCTCTTTGGCATTCATTCACCGTCAACCGTCATGCGTGACGAAGTGGGTAAGTATCTCGCGCAGGGTATCGGCGTTGGCTTTGGTAACGAAATGCCAGCGGTATTGAAGTCCATGCAAAAGGACATGGGCGGCATGGTAGACGGCTTGCGTAGTGACGTTTCTATCGCCGCAAACGGAATTGCGGGCGGCACGTATGCGGCTAGCGCGGGCGGCGTTGGCTCAACGGAAACGGGCGGCGCGCGCGTGCAAAACGTCATTTTCAACCAGACCATCAATAGCCCCAACGCTATTGACCGGCTAGGCATCTACCGTGATACGAAGTCGATTATCTTTACCGCTAAGGGGGGCTTGCAGCATGTTTAACTTGACCTTTGAGAATGAGCGCGGAAACACGCTTGTTCTTTCACCGGCAAGCGATTTGAACACACCTTTTGGGATTGTCGATATAGACGGCATCAATCCACCAAAGGCGGCGATAAACACGAGCGAACTAGCTTTGATCGACGGCGCGCAATTCAACAGCGCAAAGTTGCAGATGCGCACAATAAACGTTGCATTTGTCATTCAAGACAACGCGGCGGCAAATCGCGTTGAGGTCTACAAGGTCTTGAAGACAAAGCACTCCATAAAGGTTAGCTATCAATCGGAGACGCGAGACGTTTACATTAACGGATACGTTGAGAGCATCGAAATTGAGTATACGGACCATCCGCAAAAGGTGAGCGTTGCCATTCTTTGCCCCTATCCCTATTGGGAAGATGCGCAAAGCATTGTAAATGACCTTTTGCAGACTATCAGCATGTTTCATTTCCCATTTGCATCTACGGAATCACCGGAATTGGTCTTTGGCTATGTTGATCCAATAGCTTCAATTGAGGTCAACAACGGCGGTGACGTTGAGACGGGCGTAATCATTGAACTTTACGCAAGTGGGGATGTTGTCAATCCGCGTGTCATCGACTATGAGACGGGCGAATATATCGAACTTGAAATGACAATGGAGCAAGCAGACCTTGTGACGATTGACACGCGGATTGGGCATAAGACGGCAACGCTATTGAGGGACGGCGCTACTAGCAGCGTGTTCAATGCCATTGCAAAGGGTAGCACGTGGTTACAGCTTGCTATTGGTGGCAGCACTTACACCTATACGGCGGACGGCGGCGCGGTCACAGGTCTTGCGGTTTCCATTACCCATACGAACATATACGAGGGGGTATAGCCAATGGCGGACATGTTGCCGGTTGTCGCGGATACGCATTTCTCGCGCCTTTGCGCGGTCGATGATTACACGTCCTTTATTTGGACAACGCGCTATTATGACGTGGGTGATTTCCAGCTAACCATACCCATGTCTAGCCACAATTTGCGCTATCTGCAAGTCAATAACTATGTCATGCGCGGTGACGATGACGCGGAAATGGGAATTATTGAGCGGCGCGAGGTTACGCAAGACCTTAACGGACAAGAGGTTATGACGGTTTCGGGGCGCTTTCTTGCGTCGATCCTTGCGCGCCGCATTATCGCGCAACAGACGCAGGTTAGCGGCACAATTGCCCAATGCGTCACACAGCTTATCGACGTTTCCGCTATCAATCCAACGGATACGGCGCGCAAGTTGCCTATTACAATCGGAACGCTTGACATACCTGCAACGCAGATGCAACAGCAATTCACAGGGACAAACCTACTTGAAGCGGTAACGAACATCTGCAAGACCTATTCGCTAGGCTTTGCGGTTCACTATGACGATGAAAACGACAACATGGTATTTGACATGTTCACCGGCGTTGATCGTTCATATGCTCAAGACGTTAACACCTATGCGGTCTTTTCGACGGAATACGGCAACTTGCAATCAAGCGACTATGTAGAGGACGCAAGCGCAATGGTAACTAACGTCCTTGTCGCGGGTGAGGGCGAGGGACTACAGCGCAAGACGGTTTGGGCAAGCAAGGGAAATCCAACGGGCCTTAGCCGATACGAACTTTATCAGGACGCGCGCAACGCTTCTACCAATGACGGCGCTATCAGTGATTCGGTCTACTACCAGCAATTGCAAGACGAGGGCATGGAAAGCCTTGCGGACATGGCGCAGATGTTCGCGGGTCAAGTCACCTTTACGAACATTGAGTTTGGCACGGATCTTAACATCGGCGATATCTGTACAATTGAGAGCGTTTCATGGGGAATGTACATGGACGCGCGTTTGGTTGAGGTTATAGAAAGCGTGGGCGAAAGCGGCGCGTATACGGTTACGCCTAGCTTTGAAGCGATCAGCACGCAAGACGTATTGCAGGACGCGGCGCTACTTACGGAGCGCGGCAACATCCGCATTACCAGTGAGAGCGGCGCAAGGCTGCTAGCGCAGACGCGCGCGATTTCTGCCACGGGCGGCGAGGTCAAGATATCGGAACTTGAGGAAGCCACGACACTAAGCGACGATGACGCTATACCGATTGCGACCAGTAGCGCAACGTTAAAGGCAACGTGGGCGTTAATGGCACGTGAAATGCTAGGGCGCGTCTATCCCGTTGGCTCAATCTATATCAACGCCACGAACGACACAAACCCTGCAACGTTGCTAGGGTTTGGAGAGTGGCAGCGGCTTTCACAGGGACGCATGATGATTGATGCCAATTCGACATATGCGGCGGGTGCGACGGGCGGCGAAGCAACGCATGTGCTTACAAAGGCAGAGTTGCCAAACCTTGCCGGTACGGTGCAGTTTCACGGCGCGGGAACTAGTAGCGGTACGGTCCTAGCGGGAACGTCAGGCATTTTTGGCATGGGAACGAAACGGAACAACTACAAGAACGGCGGTACCACGGGCGCGGCAACATCCTATGACGGATTTACGCTAAACGTTGGCAACAATACGGCTCACAATAATATGCCGCCTTGGATTGGCGTTTACATTTGGAAAAGGACGGCATAGCATTAAACTAACATTGGTGACAGGGAGGGCGAAACATGGCAATTTCAGGCTACTTTTTCAATGCGCTTAAGGTCAATGACGAATATGATAGGGTCTACAACGCAGAGGACGTGACAAGCTACCTTGACAACGTGATCGGTGACGGCGTTTTCCCCAATCCGTCTAACCAGCTGCAAGTTTCGGCGGGTAGCGGTATGGCTATTACAGTCAACGCGGGGCATGGTTGGATCAACGGACATAAGATGATTAACAGCGCGGCGCTACCGCTTACCCTTGCGGCAAGTGACGTGCTTCTAAATCGAATTGATAGGGTCATTTTTTACGTTGACTATACTGCGCGAGAAATGGGCATTGAGGTTAAGCAGGGTACGGCGGCAACGAATGCCACGGCACCGGATCTCGTGCGCAACGCGACGCGCTATGAAATGAGCCTTGCCACGGTTGCGGTTGGTAAGGGTGTAACGGCTATCTCACAGGCCAACATTACCGACACACGCGGCGATAGTAACGTTTGCGGTTTCGTTCAGGGGCTAGTGCAACAGGCCGACACGTCAACGCTATTCAACCAATGGGACGCGGCGGGCGCGCAACAAATCGCTAACAATCAAGCGGCGTGGGATGCGTGGTTCAATCATGTACAGGCGGCGCTAGCGGGTGCCTTGAGCATTCAGCGCGTAAGCAATTCGTTCACGACGGGTGCGGCAACGGTCACGACGTTTGACGTTGTGCAATACGTGCCTACCTTTAACTATGCTGTTGATTACCTAGACATTTACGTTAGCGGTCTTAAGCTTTGCGGCAATGAGTACAGCATGAGCAATTCGACAGTTACGCTCAATGAGCCTATCACGCACGAGGGAACAACCGTTGAACTTGTCGTGTGGCAGCAGCGCGGCAACGCCTAGGAATTGGGGGCGTGAAATGCCTACAGAGGTCATATCTATTATCATCGCCTTTGTGGGCGTTTGCATCGCGTTTGTCGGCTTTCTAGCAAACGCGCGGAACGACAGCGCAAAGGCAGAGGGTCGAATGGGCGAGATAGTCACCAAACTAGATTTCATCGGGGATGATTTGAAAGACTTAAAAGCAAGTTACCGTAGCGTTACTAGCGAACTGCAAGCGGTGCGAGACATTGCGACGCGCGCGCAGGAAAGCGCTAGCAGCGCGCACAAGCGCCTAGACAGGGCGGGAATTGACAGACATGAATGAGGGGGCAACCATCATGGAAACGGAACTTATTGTTAGGCTTATCGTTTCGATCATTGCGGCAATCAACGCGGCGGCGGCTGCTTTCGGCTTCAATCCTTTCAACGTTGACGAACAGACCATCTACACCGTTGTTAGCTTTGTCGCTGCTCTTGTGACGTGGATTTGGGGCTTTTGGAAGAACAATGATTTCACGGATGAAGCGCGACAGGGTACGGCATACATGAAGCACCTAAAGAGTATGCGAAAGTAAACCGGACGCGGTAGCCTTTGGGCGGCGCGTTGGCGGTAACCCTTGCGAGGGTTGCCGCCTTTTTCGTTTGTGAAGCAAATGTGAAAGGATTCATTGTCTCTTGTGTGTTGTGGTGGTGGCACGTATAATCAAATTAAAGAAAGGCAAGGCGGACACACCAACGAAAGGAACGGAAATGAAGACTTATAAGGTTCACTATATCGCCAACGACGGCAAGGGTTGCAGCTTTCTTTTCAAGACCGACAGGGCTTTCAGGCGCTTTCGTAACAATAACTACAATAGCGGCATTGGCATTGGTACACCTTTTCTTAACGACATGCTTACAAAGGCATACGAGATCGGACAAAGGCCCGATAGCAGCATGACAAGGCACGGCGGATTCAGTATGTTTAAGATTCACATGATTGAATGCGTTGAAACCGGACACAAGATGTATTTTGCAGCGCGTTAACTACAGGCAAGGCCCCTGCAATTGCGGGGGCCTTTTCTCGTGTGTATCGTGTGCAAAGTATTGATGTGTGGTTGTGGCGGGTCTAGAGTTACAAACCAAAGGGGGTCAAGCATGAGCGACGGTAGCAAAGGCACTTTCATTGATGATGACGGCATAACCACGGCATTTATTGCCGGTTACAAGTGCGCTACGCATGATGCGGCTAGCTTTGTCATGCTTTGCGCGGACAAGCTTAACGAATGCGGGCTAACGGCAACGCCTACCGACATTTTGAAGCTTGCAGAACATATGACTAAGGCACTTGACATGCAGCGCGAGAAATTGGAGGGGTAAGCATGTGCAACAGTGAAAAGGTTCATGACGGATTGGTTGAAGCTTACGTGGCGGGCTATCGCGCGGCTATTGATGGTTGCGCGCGGTACATCCGCAATATTTCAATCATGTTTGAGGTGAAGGGCGTTGGGTCTGTAGAGGTTGAGGACATTACCGCAATTGCAAACTACATGCTCAAGGACATGAACGGCGTAGCGGACATGTTGGAAAATGGGCAATAGGTGCGATTGGAAAGGGGGAACGAAATGACAGACGTTTTGATTGTCTATCTGCTTTGCATCATTCGTGCAAGGCAAGACGAAACCATAGGCAGGGAAGCGGGTTGGTGGTACCTGATATTTGCGGTCTACTGCTTTGGATATGTCATGAGGGGTCTATTTTAAATGCCTATGGAGCGTTGGCGATACCCTGCCAATTGGAATGAGATAGCGCGCCGCGTCAAGGATGAATCCAATTGGACGTGCGAGGAATGCGGTAGGGTTTGCAGGAAGCCCAATGAGCCTTTCGACACTCACAAGCGCACCTTGACGGTTGCGCACCTTAACCATAAACCGGAAGATTGCAGACGTGAGAACTTGCGCGCGTTGTGCGCGCCTTGTCACTTGCGATACGATGCGGCACATCATGCGGAAACACGCAAGGCAAAGCAGAAAGGAAAAAATGAGGGGAGAACGAACAACTATGAATAGCGAAACCATGCGCCTACGTGCGCTACTTGACGAACGCGGTGTGATGTGGGATTACGGCATCATGGGCGCAACCACTACGAGATTTAACGTCAACGGCGTAGATCTCACGTTTATACCAATGCGTAATGGTCTTGTATGCTCAACCATTCTTACACCAGAGCAGGTCACGGCCGCGACGCTTGGGCCGGGGACGTGCAAGCGCGTGTTCTACGAGCCGACTGGCGTATACGTGTGCAGTGAGTGCGGACGCGGGCTGCCAAAGAAGCTGGACAAATATTGCTATCTGAACTACTGCCCTAACTGTGGAAGGAAGGTGATAGCGGAATGAAACTAACAGTCAACACATTTCAACTAGGCACGGACAAAGAAGCGGCTTTGAAGCCCCTTGAGGAAGCGGCGGAAATATTCGGTGCGTGGCAAAGCGCTATCATGTTTTGCCCCAAAACGCTTGTTTGTGAAGCGTGCGACTTTAATACGATGTGTGATGCATACAATAATTTGGCGCTAGAGATTGCGGACTGTATCACGGCATGTTGCAATCTCGCGGCGCGCTATGACCTTGACTTAGAAAGCGCACTCAAAGAGGTTGAAAGGCACAATAGGGAGCGTGGGCGCTATGGGAACTAGCTTTTTCATTGCAAAAATCAACCTTGACGATACGCGCTATTGCGACAGTTGCCCATGCCTATACATGACAGAAGGAATGTATAGTGATTGTTGCCAGCTTGACAAGGCGGTTAGGGACGTTGAGCAGGACAGGCGCGGGCGCGTCATTCGTCCCAATTGGTGTCCATTGCTCAAGGTGACGGATGAAAGGTAAGGGGGCGCGTCATGGCGTTTGGCTATCTTGAAGAAATGGCAAACAAGGCGGCGTGTCGTGGCGTGACGTGCGAGAATTGCATCTACTTTAAGAAGGTAGATCATGAAGCATACGAAAAGGCGGCGGGCGAATGTCATGCGCCTTATGTGTTAGGCCCACCGTATTTCATACATCCCTACATGAAGATTAGCACGGTTTGCACGGCATACAGAAAAAGGCCCGACATATCAAGGGAAAAGACCCAACGTGACTACGGGCGCGCCTACATTGAGCAGCATGGTCTATATTGGCGTTATGGCGAAAGGGGCGAGTGATGAAATGGGGTTATTGCGATTGGTGCGGCAAAGAACTTGGGTTATTGCCTTGGAAAATGCGTATCGGGGCGGATATCTACTGCTATGACCTATGCGACGAATGCAAGGATTTTATAGTCAACTCATGCGAGATCACGCGCAAGATCAGGCAAGAAAAGGACTCAAAGAGCATGAGGGGCAACAATGACAAAGAGTGAGTCATACAGGCGCGCAATGAAGAAATATTACGCGCGCACGGCATTCTCAAAGAACTATTACAAGCCTTGGAACGAAACAGAGGAAAAGCTAATCATGCGTCATGAGGTACCAGACAGGGAACTAGCGGAATTGTTGGGGCGTAGTGTTGGCAGTATCCAGCACAAGCGCGCGAGACTCAAGGCGGCGGGCTATGATTTCAACAATTCTTAGGCTGCTAATCGTCTTCTATCTCGTGTATATCGCTCTTGCGGTATTGGTGATCACGACGTTAGCGGTTGTTTTCATGGTTGACATTCTCATTGAGTCAAGGCGAAAGGGGCGCGGCAATGGGCATGGATTACAGCATAGGAAAGACAGACTTTGAGAGGGCGCGCGCGGCGGCTCAAGTCATGCTTGACGCTAGCGACGGCACGACAATTGAGTTTAACGGAAATGACCTATGGCAGATAGACGCAAGCCAAACGCTAGCCATTGGGTGCGGCATGTTGGCGGCGCTTGACGGCATCATGAGTGATGACGAAGCGGGCGTGATCGCTAGCAAGTCGCTAAGGACTTTCGTTGAGTTGGCGGACATGCGCGAGAGGTTGACGCGCAATGAGCAGTAACGCGGACTTTGGCAAGCGGCTATCCCGCCTTATGCAAGATCGCGGCATATCGGCGTTTAGTCTTGCGTGGTTTGTCGGCGTGCATGTGAACACGTTGCGTGGTTGGCTCAATGGTAGGCATACGCCACGGATTGAGCAACTGCCAGCTTTGCGGATAGCGCTTGATTGCACCTATGAAGATCTAATAGAGGACAAAAGGCACGACTAGCGCGGGCGCACAGATGTTATTATTGCCTTATAGGTCGGCATGGAGTGGAAGCCATACGATCAACATAGGAAAGGTTCGGGGAAACGCGCTTTCGGGCGCGTTTTTCCCTTTAATAGAACGGTTTCCAATTAAATAGAACGGCTTCTATTTTACTTTCCATTACTTTCTAAACCTGCTTTTATTTCTAAGTTTCCGCACGTAAACGGATTATTTATTTATGGGTAAATGGTACGATTACTTTACCTATTGGCTGCAAGGTCATTGAGCAGGGGGCAATCATGAACGAATACAGGCACATAACTTGCAATGGCTATGTAAACGTGCGAGACACAGACGGAATCATGGGAAAGGCGGGTGCGATTGTACCGGAACACCGGCTAGTAATGACTAGGGCAATTGGGCGAAAGCTTAGGCACGACGAACAGATACACCATTTAGACAAGGATAAGACGAACAATGTTCTTTCTAATTTGATTATCGTTAGTCCTAAAGAGCATGTGCGCTACCATCGTGGCGAAAAGAGGAACAAAAGAAAGGTTGCCATAGGGCCAAAGTTTGAAGGGCGCGCGGAATGGGTTAAAATGCGTTGCCCGAATTGCGGCAAGATCTTCTTTAGGCCAAAGCGTGAAACGGTTCTTGCAAAGCCTAACAAGTTGGGCGTTAATTTCTGCTCAAGCCATTGTGCAACGTTGTTTCAAGACGCGCTAGAAAGCCATACGCTTACAGACTATCAAGAGCGCAAGGCAGCTAACGTGATATGTACCTTTAAGACGAACAGCAATTTCATGAGTGAGTTTCTTTCAAGGCGGCACAGGTATTGGAGCATTGACGACAAGGGCGCATTTCATTCGTAATTGTGTAGAAAACGTGTTTAACCTTGTTTGGTTGTGGTGGTGGCCTTATAATCAAATTGTAAGCAAGGCACGGACACACCAAAGAAAGGCGGCACACAATGGCTAGCAACTACGGCGAACTTATGGGCAAGCTTGAAAGCCTTTTGGTCGAAGCACAGGCAATGGCGGTTGAAGCGCGCAGGGCAAGTGAGCCAATGAGCCACGATAGGCGGACGCTTATGTGGATCACCAGCGAACTTGACAATATGGTTGATGCGGTGGTTGATTGCGACGGCGATAACTAGACAGGAAAGCAAGGCCCCTGCCAAAAGTGGCGGGGGCCTACTCAACACGAAAGGGGCAAACAATGGCTATCACGATTAAGGCACACGGCAAGAGGATTGGCAGCGCGGCAATGGTTAAGCGACTCAATCAGATTCAAGGGAGTATTTACGCTGCGCGTGATTGGCACGAAAAAGAAAACTTTGAGTATTGGAGTGGTGTATACGACGGATACCGTGAAGCATTGGCGGCAATGGGCTATAGCGTGGTATACAGCGACACAAACGAAATCATAGGAATTGAAGCGCGCTAACGCTCAAGGCCCACGAACGAAAGGCCCTTGCACTTGCAGGGGCCTTTACTAATGGAAAAGCGTTTGTGTAAGAATTGTGATACATCTTGTATGGTGGTGGTTGTGTAGTTATAATCAAATCATCAAAAGCCACGGCGAAAGGAACGGCAATGAGCAACGCACAGAACATAGCCAACATCGAAACCAACGGTTGGGTTTATCCCGTCTATCGTGATGCGAACGGGCTTTACTTCATTGATCTTGGGGGCGCGTTTGGTATTAGCGACCCTTGTTCATTCGACAGCGACGCGGACGCTATCAACTTCTTTGAAGAGCAGCTAATGGAATACTAATCACTTTTGGGGGCTTAACAATGGCACTTTGTAAGATTGTGTTAGGCGATTGCACAGACCTATTGAAAGGCAGCATTGATGAAATGCGTGAAGCCGGATTTATGCCGGTTATAGTGACGGATCCACCTTTTAACATTGGATATAGGTACAAGTCTTATAAAGACAAGATGCCAGAGGGTGAATACTACAAATGGTTGGCAAGTCTGACCAGCGATTGTGCATCCGTCATCATTCATTATCCAGAGTCATTGCATCAGATTAGCATTGCAAAGGGCGAAGCACCTATAAAGGTTGTGACGTGGGTATACAACTCAAATACCGCAAAGCAGCATAGGGACATTGCATTCTATGGGGTAAAGCCCGATTTTAGGCGCGTCAAACAGCCGTACAAGAATCCAAATGACAAGAGAATACGCGCGTTGATGGAGCAAGGCAGGGGGGGTGCGCGCCTATATGATTGGTGGAACATCAATCAAGTCAAGAACACTTCAAAGGAAAAGACAGAGCATCCATGCCAAATGCCCATAGATGTAATGTCAAACATAATTGGAATTCTACCAGACAATATTGGCGTGATTGACCCATTCGCAGGTAGCGGCACAACTGCCATTGCTTGCGCGTTGCGTGACGTGCCTTTTATTGGCTATGAGATAGATTCGGATTATTGCGCTATTGCTCAAAGACGCATATTTGAGGTTGCCAAAGACTAGATATGACAGGCCCCTACGAAAGTGGGGGCCTTTTTCATTTGTAATGAAATATGAAGATAGCGTGATTACTCTTGTGTGTTGTGGTGGTGGTGAGTATAATGAAGTCGTAAGAACGATATAAACCCTACGGCTTGAAAGGAGCCAACATGAACGCCAACACCAACAACAATACCAACGACAACAATGCGCGCGCTTACGCCTACAGCGTTAACCACGGTAAGATCATGGCCATTTACAAGTTTGCGTGTGAGTCGGCGCGTGATTCTTACGTCAATTGGAGCAATTCGCGCGCCTATGAAATGCATCCTTGCGACGCGGCGCGCGCCAAGGAACTTTGGGACAATGCTAGCGCCAACGGCGTTAAGGTTGGTTGGGCTAGGAATTACACGCTCACAGGCAAGCGTCTTCCCTGCTACTACTGCAATTTGTTCACGATCTAGGAACGGCAAAGGCCCCTGCAATCGCGGGGGCCTTTTCTTGTCTCGCGGCATTTGTGAAGGTTCTATGGTTATCCTATATCGTCATTGGTTGTGGTGGTGTTACCGTTATACTAAAGATAACATCAACCACAGACCCAAAGGGGGTACCGGAAATGACGAACGCACAGCTTATCGACATGGCAAAGGCTGCAAACGGCATCAATGAGGACGCGCACACTTTCGCGCATTGGAAGACGCTAGGCTATTGCGTGCGCAAGGGCGAACACGCGGCGTTTTCCTGCATGATCTGGAAGACGGCAACGCGCAAGCGCAACGGGCGCGAGGTTGTCACGGTTGACGATGAAGACAAGCCGGTTATGTTCATGAAGCGCGCGCACTTCTTCACACGCTCACAGGTTGACGCAATGGCGGTTGCGTAGACATTATGACGGGCGGGCGGTATCCCAAACGGGGTGCCGCCTTTGCCCTATCATTTGCCCTATGGGATTGGGGGGGCATATGAAGCGGCACGGCAACTTTGACACGCGAGACTATCGGTATGAGTACACGGAGCCTAGCACGGGCCAACACATGAGCGGCATTCTCACAAGGGCTAGCAGCGGATGTGACTACATAGAGCGGGCAAAAGCGCTTGTCGATGCGGGCAAAAAGAGCGTTAGGGTTGTCAAGTATCGGCACGTGCGGGAAGTCATATGGGAACAGGGGGACTAATGGCAATCATGAAGGGCGAGCGGCAAGCTTCAATCAAGCAAGCTAACCTTTGCTTTCTTAACATGGAAAGCGTGCGTGACGCGGTTTACCAGCACTTTATCAAGGATTCTGATTGGAGCATTCCAGTTAGGACGGCAACGCGGGAACACATTCACAAGCAGATTGTTTGCCTACGGGCGGAACTCAAGCGACTTGATCACATGTTGGGCAACTTTGACGATTAGCTAACGGTTGCGACCAGATAGCATTTTTTTGCGGCGGCGTGCTTGCTTTGGAGCATTGCCGCCTTTTTGTGCTTGCTTTGTGAATGCTATTGTTGTCTAGTTGTTGTGGTGTTAATATAAGTATGATGGAAAAGTGGCCTTGTTATTAAGGGGGTACGCAATGACGAACGGCGAACGGTTGGCTATGTGGGCGGCTATCATCCTTGCGCCTATCTTGTTCACGGCTCTTGCGGTCTACAGCTATCATGCGCGCGGCTACATTGCGTTTGGTGGTGAGTGGCTTTCTTTCCTGCTACCGTTTTTCACGCGCGTTGCCATTGAGGTTAGGCGGGGTTACTGATGGATAAGCGCTATTCGCGTGCTAACTATTGGGGCTATGGCAACGAACATGATTACGTAGCTTTCATGCTCAATCGGGGACAAAAGCCGACACTCATAGCAGAAGCCATACATACCAGCGTTGATGAATTGACGTTACGCTATCCAGATCTGTTCCCAAAACGCTATGAGCGGGCCACGGGCTGCAAGGTTGGTGAGACGCGCGCTTGTAAGGTGTGGACGAAGATTGAAGACAGGCAGATAAAGAACTACTACCCAAAGAAGGGTCCACAGTGGCGAGGTTGGAAAGACCTTTTGGGCGATAGGAGCGCGGATGCCATAAAGTCACGCGCACGGATTCTAGGCATCAGGTATGTTGGGCCGACAAAGCCAAAAAAGGAAAGGGGCTAGCATGAACGACATTGTTAAGTTTGAGAGCGACGCGGGCGCAATGGTGGAAATCTCGCGGGCTGATGTTGTGAATTACATTTGCCCAACGGCAACGGATAAGGAAGTAGCCTTGTTCCTGCAACTTTGCGCGGCTCAAAGGCTTAATCCGTGGGTTAGGGACGTGCATTTGGTCAAGTACGGTGACAATCCCGCACAGATGATCACGGGCAAAGAGGTCTTTACTAAGCGTGCCAACGCACATCCAGACTTTGAGGGATACGAAGCGGGTGTAACGTTCGTTGACAATCGCGGAAACGTGCGACAGCGCGAGGGAAGCGCGGTATATGTGGCGGCGGGTGAAACGCTTGTCGGAGGGTGGTGTCGCTGCTATGTCAAGGGGCGCAAGCCTTATTTTGATGAAGTGGCACTAGAGGAATACAACACCGGTAAGAGCCTTTGGGCAAAGAAGCCAGCAACCATGATTAGAAAGGTCGCGTTGGTTCATTGCCTACGTGAAGCATTCCCCGATTCATTCGCGGGCCTTTACTCACAAGAGGAAATGGGCGCGGATGACATGCCAACACAGGCATCAAAGGCGGCGGCAAGCGTTGCGGTTGAGCCTACACAGGACGCAAGCCCACAGGCCGACACGGACACACTCAATGCTCTTATGGATAAGGCAAAGCAGCTTGCAGACTTGCGCGGCGTTGACATGAAGACGGCATATGACGGCGTGGCAAGGCACAAGGCTATTAAGGCAATGGGCTTCAATGGCGCAACGTGGACGCAAGCACAGGCGGAAAAGGGCATCAACATTCTTGATGCATGGATCGCAAAGGCGGCGGCGGAAAGCGCGCCTATTGAGTATGACAACGCGGACGGCATGGAGCCGGATATTATCGAAGACTAGAAGGGGCATGACAAATGAGCATTTACAAGGTGGCTAACGACAATAAGGCGCGCATTGTCTCAAGGCTGCAAAGGGAAAAGATAGCCTATTGGCAGATAGCAGAATACTACGGCGTGCATGACAACACCGTTGTTAGGTGGATGCGTAACCCAACGCCAGAGGACGCGGCGCGCATAGAAGACGCGATTAACGCAATTGTTGCGGCGCGCGGTGCCTAAAGGTCAACATTTGTAGAAACCATGTAGGGCCGCTTCTTTATGGGGTGGCCTTACTCTTTTTGAGACAATCAAAAGAGGACATGAAAGGGGGGGTTGGCATGGTCTTTACATTTGAGTATGCGGGGCCGGTGCGTGGGCACGGCAGACCACGTTTCAC